GAAGGCCTTCCATCAATGTTTCTTGCAGCTGGGTAAAAGTTTTAACCTTTGTTGCTGCGTCGTTAGCCATTTCGCCAAGTCGTAATATACCGTCGATTTGGTCTTCGGTATAACCCATGGTTAACAGTTGTTCCTTCGTTAAATCGCCGGTAAACTTTTTTAGTGTATCCAGTAACACTTCGCTGGATAACCAACCAGTTTGAAGAGTTTCTCGGAAACTTCCATGTTTATCTATTAAATCATCAATGGCTATCCCAGAAACCCTAGCCGTTTCCTTCAATGCATCTTGAAATACCTGTCCACCCATACCAGCATTTACAACACTATTCCAGTCCATCAACTTCACAGTTCCAGAAGATAATGCTTGGGACAACTGGTACATAGCTGTACTAGCTTGTTGTGAGTTAGAACCACTAACAGCAGCCAAGTTTGCAATACCCTTGATTGCGGCTACAGAAGTTTCTAATCCTACACCAGCAGCTGTGAATGTACCAATATTCCTGGTCATTTCTGTGAAATTATAAATTGTTTGGTCAGCGTAAGTGTTTAGTTCAGCCAAAGATTTACTAACATCGTCTAGAGTTGTACCTTTAGACTCGGTATTAGCAAGAACTGTCTGAATTGCATTTATTTGGGTTTCGTATTCACTAAAGCCCATTCGAATCGGGTTCAAAACACCAGAAACGATGCGTTTACCGAAATCTATAGCTGCATTGGTTAATCTTTGAAGGACGGCGAAACCAACTGCACCAAATGCAGAGAATCTGCTTGAAATGTTGCTTACTGCCTCGCCCATGGAAGCCAGGGAAAACTTTTTCCCCGCATTAGAGAGGCCTGTCAAACTTTTCACTGCATCTTTGAGATCTAGGGTCTTTTTAAACTTATCCAGAGTCGAGCTTGTTTGTTTAACCCCGCTTTCAAACTGCTTATTGTTAAACATCATCTCAACTATTCTGGTATCTACGGCAGTCATAAGCTAGACACCTCCTTCAGTATATCCCGCACGAATCCATCGAAAATCGGCTTCATGGCAGGGTTTATATAGTCTCGACCCTCTACCCAACCCCCTGTACCTGTACCATGGCCGTATTGCAAGATAAGAGCTATTATCGTACCTTTATTGGTGTTGCTATTGGACCACTCTATGGAATAACCTCGGCTATCTAATGTTATGTTGTAATCCCAAGAATTAGCAGTTAACCCAGTATCGACCGGTGTAGCATTTGATAATGCCGAAATTCCCGCGGAGCCATATTTATGTAAGATAGCTGCGACATTCATGTTTTTGGCGTTTTCTAAAAACCTTTCAGTTTTTTTAAAGTCGCCTCGATGTTTAAAGAAAATCGTCATCTCAACCTCTAGTTCCTAATCGGTCTCTTCTCATGGCATTAAGTTCACGTTGCTGAGCAAACGCCGCGGCTTTAGTCATCTTCTTTTTAGGCTGATTCTTAATGTTACACACATTAATAAGTGTTAAAAGTCTATTAAGGTGCCATTTTTGGCATTCAAACGGAATACCCAAAGTTATCATCCAATAGTATATTACTTCGGATGTAACTATGTCCTTATTAATTTTATGCTGCTGTCCACGCTTAAAGGTTGTCGCGGTCATACTTGCCATTATATAGGCATTAACTTTTTTAATAACCTCGCCATCTACGTTAGCATAGACTGATGAATCAATGTTTGGAGTCACGGTCATGAATTTTATGTAGTTGACCGTTTCAGAAAAGGTTTTATTATCGTCGGATAAGAACGGTTTACAGTATTTTGCCTCCCATTTTGACAGGGAAACCAGAGAATGTTCGACACGTAATACCTTGCCTTTTCGAATACTGAATGTACGATTAGCTTCATCGTAGATTTCAACATCTGGTATTTCTAGTTGTAACATCTCTGGCCTCCATGTCTCATTTATTACATCTTCTTTCTAGTTTATCTCAGCTTTTTAAAGCGGCTAATGGTGTCTTAGGAGTTGCATCCTCTCCCAGCTCTTCCAACAGATCTGAGGGGATAATACCATTAACAAAAGCTGCTGCTTTGTCAGCATCGGTAGCTAACTCCATGAATAAAAGATCGTAAGCCGGAGAGTGAGAAAACCTTGTGCTTTGTTCTTTGCTTTTCTCGAAGTAGCGTCCATCTGGAGACTTTTCGCCATAAGAAGAAAGGATTAGTTCTTTAAATAGTGCTACGATTTCAGCACCATTTACTGACTGAACGATCCTTTCAACCTTTTTCATAAGACCACCCTCGATGGATAGCTCCATTTCAGTGATCTCTGATTTCGAAAGATTGAAGTAAAAGTCCTCAGTTCTTTCGGTACCAGCATAATCGGTATACTTAATTGTCTTTTTTAACATGTTTCTCCTTTCAATTTTGGTTATTGGTCTTGCAAGATGAAGACACCTGATTTTGTCTTTCTTCTATTCCCAACCGTTTCAATTGTACAGGGAACCACGTACGATTCCCCTAGCACTCCACCAGATAGCCAAAGTGTTACTGTACTATCATCGAACGATTGTGATTCTTTAGTTAGTCCTTCTGGAATAACGAATTCAACCGATACTATGGTGTCGCCATTCAGCCATTCAGTCCAGTCCCAAAAGTAATCGAGACGGTCATCTGGATCCTTATCAAAAAGTTTCATAAATCTCGGTCCTCACTTTCAACATAAATCGTACGTGATCGGTATTTGATACCATAGATCCTGTTCCTTGGTGGTAACGTTGCGACGTAGTTAAGAACCGGTCTTCCAATCCTTATTGGTCTTGTAAAAACGTCCACACCAATAAGGTCATAGGCAAGAGGATTACATTCGAGAATACCTGCATCGATTTCTATTGGACTGGTAAAAACGTCTTCCCCGGTAAGATCAAACGATGTGAGTTGTCCTAGCATACCGGAATCGATCTCTATTGGAGAAGTGGAAATATCTTCGCCTACCAAGTCAAACTCGGTGTAAAGAATGCCCGCGTCGATCTCTATTGGAGAAGTGAAAACATCTTCAGCTACTAAATTAGATGTCTGCCCCAGAGTACCTACATCGATCTCTATTGGTGAAGTGGAAATATCTTCGCCTACCAAGTCCGATATGGTATCTAAGATGCCGACTTCAACCTCTATTGGAGAAGTGAAAACATCTTCACCAATAAGGCTGTACACTACATCACAACCCAAGATTCCAGCATCAATTTCTATTGGACTAGTGGAAATATCTTCGCCTACCAAGTCGAACTCGGTGTAAAGAACACCAGCATCGATCTCTATTGGACTTGTAGAAATATCATTTCCAACCAGGGCAAACACACAACCTAAAGTAGGCGCGTCGATCTCGATAGGACCAGTTGAAATATCTTCACCTACCAAGTCCGATATAGTATCTAACGTGCCAGCATCAATCTCGATAGGACCAGTTGAAATATCTTCGCCGATGAGGCTATAAACTAAATCGCAGCTTAAGATACCAGCATCGATCTCTATTGGACTTGTAGAAACGTCCTCGGAAATCAGATCCGATATCGTGTCTAGCGTGCCCGCATCAATTTCTATTGGCGCGGTTGAAATATCACTCCCAACTAAAGCGGACACACAACCTAAAGTAGGCGTATCGATCTCTATGGGTTCTGTGCTGACGTCTACCCCAATAAGGGATGATATCGTATCTAGCGTACCCGCATCGATTTCTATTGGACCAGTGGAAATATCATCTGCATCTAGTTGATACGGTTGAGTTAAGGTGCCTGCGTCGATCTCTATGGGTTCTGTGCTGACGTTTACCCCAACAAGAGTCGATATTGTATCTAAGGTGCCAGCGTCGATCTCTATTGGTGAAGTGGAAACATCCTCTGATATCAGATTGGACGCCTGACCAAGCGTAGGTGTGTCGATAGCGATTGGCCCAGTAAGAATATCTACTGATACCAAATCAAACTCTGTATACAGAACACCGCCATCAATTTCTATTGGCGAAGTTAAAACGTCTACCGCAACAAGATCATACGTCGAGACCGCATCAGGAACTTCAAACTCAAAGACGTCCACATAAGCTCGTCCTTGCGATCCTGTTGAGTAATCGAACTGAAGATGAACGATCAAATCCGAGTAATCTGTGATAGCATCCGCTTCACTTATACTTAATGTATAGTTATAATTGGCTTCCGCTTCCAATAATGGTTCCCACGTTTTAATTAACGTAGCACCACAATACAAATGAACATAAAAATAACTAAACCCAGTATATACCATACGGCCGCGAAGATGCAGAATATGCCCCGTGGAAACCATGGGATCTGTTATAGATCCAAGTTGACAAACTACCGTACCATCGCTTTTATTAGGCGAGATGGATTCCACACTATCGTAACTTCCAATTGGTTCGTCAATCACAGACCATGTGGGATTCGACCAACCACCTAATGCGGTATCACTAATTGGTCTTGCGAACTGAGCCATGGTCACCTCCTACGATTGAAAAATGGCTAGGGCACCATATAGCACCCTAGCCACAAACACACTGTCCAAACTCATATTGTTAGGTGGTCGGCGCTGGGATTGTGAAGTCAATCTCGGTCAAAGTCCAGGGAATCCCTGTTGCAACTGTGACTGGAGCGCTGAGATCACATGCCATAAGCAACTTCGAGTCACTGTTATCGCACCAAGCCATATGGCTTGCATCTCCTGGGGCATCAACGACGCCGTCAGTAATTGCAGACTGAACAACCTTCCTACCACTAACGTCACCAGCTTGTGGGGCGCTAATGGTTGGGCTCGCCTTTGTTCCGAGCTTGTAGGTAACTGAAGCCTCGGTGAAAGTTGTTGGTTGTTGACTGCAAATATAACAATTCTCGACAAGTGTGGCCAAAGGGGCTAACCCGTTGTCATAAATGTCATTGTCTACAAAATCAGCCATGTTTAGAACTCCTTTCTAAATATAAAAGGGTTGTAGGGCCCTGGAATCCAGGGCCCTACTCAGGAGGGGGAAAAACGAACTACAGAATTACACCGGGGTGAGCGCCGTAATCACTGCATCAGGGAGGGGCAGTTCCGGATCGGTAGCAACATCACCGAATAGAATCAGCTCGAATGCTGCCAGCTTAGTCGGATCTGCAGTACGACTATCGACAATCAGAATAGACGAGGGTTGGTACCCAGTTACAGCAGGAGGCGTTGTAGCTACTTCCCAACTAAAGGTATTGGCCTCGGGGCTATCGTTGATCGTCTGATAAGCTTTCTCGGATGGAGAAGCCAAACAGCCGTAAACAAGATGAAGTTTGTATCCAAGTGAATTCCCGGCTACGTCGTTTCCGATTTTGGTCTTATAAACAAGACCGAACACCGTTCTCGGTTGCTGCTGCAGAATAACTTCTGAAGCTGCATCAATGAGTGAACCGTCGCACGCTGCAAATTCATCAGGATAAGTGTACGCCTCGATTGTCAGGCCGAGTTCCTCGGCAGAGATCAAGGTTAGGTACTTGATATTATCGGCATACAGAGCTGTTGGCTCTGCGCCGGAGGGGGCTTCGGTAACACTGATAAGTCCGTTCCAGGCTACGCCTAAAGGATACTCACCGGACCCATCGATTTGATACAAAACGCCGTTTGAAATACCGGTTTCATAAATTCGTTCGCCGGTACCATCCCATACTAATGCAACCATGTTTTACTCCTTCTTCAGTAAAAGATACTGAATACATCGTGATTGAGTTTGTCAGCCACATATCGTCTATTGTGGGCAGCCGTTGGTAACATCGCAACAGCGTCAGGAATAACGCTATCCGGATTGCTATCAACGACAATAATCGTGTATTCTTTCTTCAGATTATACGGGTTATTATCAGCATAATCTGTACGAATACGGCTCCGATGATAAACGATACATGGATAAGCCATACGAAAAGCTTCGGGAGGTTGGAAATATACATTATCACTTCCAATAACTCCCTCTAGGAGTGTTTGTAGGTCTAATCTATCACCCATTATACACTCCGTTTACCGTCAGAATTAATCGAGGATACTGGATTTCCACATTAGAAACAGCCCATTTAATATTGCGCCATTCCAAATATGCAATATAATGGAGATTTGCATTGGCAAACGCATTAGCCAAGAAGCTAAACCGGTTGTTAATTGTAAACTTTGGGTTTAGATTCTCTCCATCACTTATACGCTGAGAATTACGGAGAAGATCCCCTGTACAACTCTTCTCCGTAACTACAGCTTCGTATACTCCAGGCGAAGTTTCCTCAGTTCTGACATACCCTACTTTACCTTGAAACTTGGCCATTGATCACCTCAATTAGTCTGGTAGTACGGCCTTTTCGAGAACGATTGCGGACTTCGGCAAGGTTAAAGCGCCGGAGATCCGGGTTTCCAGTAAGTATTTATACTGGTTGTAATCGATATCGAAATCGTCGAAGAAATTGATTTCTCCGCCTTTGTCGGCACCGATTGTGTAATCCCGAAGATTCAAGATGATGGCCTGAAGAGCCCACTCATCTTCGTCATCATCAACACGAGTCAGACTTTCCATCAGGGCAACCTCAACAATCTTATCAACTCGGAGTTCCCCGGCCAGTTCCTGAACGGAACGATAAATACGACGACCATTATCGTCCTTGAGCAACAGCATGGCTGTCAGAACAGAAGGAGGCATATAGCATGTTGGGGTACCTGAGCCACGGTACTCGATACGCGCGGTGATGATGTCGTCAATCATTTCTGATGCCGTCCGAGTAGAAACAACTTGCTTGTGATAACAATAAACCTCGGAATCACCCCAGACAGGGCGAACATTGGCGGTCGGAATATGATCATCGACGTCCACAATGGGATCTCGCCCATCGCTTACAAGAACTGCCCGAGCGATTTCCTCATTCAGCATAACTCGCATTTCAGCCTTCAACCATACAACAATGTTGAAATCGGTGATATCAATGATGTCATCGCGATCGAGTTTCTGTTTCTTGTACACAGTGTGAGGGGTGGTGATCCGGCGAAGAATAGGAAATACTTCTTCAACTTTCAGATTCCCGATAACATAACCTCGGGCACGGGCCTCATCTGCGGTGATGTCCGCATGCAAGGATTTGATGCGGGAGAAAGGAACATGGCGGGTACCATTAAGAACGCCAGAAACCCACTCCATATCTCGAGAAATCCAGGTCGGTTCTTTTGTCACGCCACGGGCATCGGGGAACAGCAATTCGAGATTAGCTCGATCGCTACCAACACCGTAAGTTCCAGCGTGCTCCAAGAATGCTGCTCCTGCTTCATGAGCTAAGAAAGCCTCACGCATAGAGCCACCACGCCTGGCATTGGCCATAATAACCTTGAAATCATCATGGCTCAGGACTGGGGGTTTACTGGGGGTTTGTCCGGTTGCGTCAAACACGTTTTTTTTCATAATCTGAGAATCTCCTTCGTCATGTTCGAGTGAGTCATCTTCCTCATTC